TATGACCCAGAATTAGGAACTGTAATTTCATTAATTTGAGTAATTTCAGTAACAAACCCCGAAGTCGTAACAGGCATATTTATATTTGAAGCTAAATATCTTCTTTGTTCAAATATTTCCGCTTCACTACCTCCTGAAGCCGAATTAAAACCCGAATTTAATGTGTAAAAGTCCTCCCAAGTTTCTAAAGTAAAAGACACATTATCTATATCTACTAAATCAGCTAGTAATACTTTTCTATCTCCTATATTTGGTGAACTAATTAAATACTCATCAGTTACATTTGTTTTATTAATAAACACTTTAGACTTGTGGTCGCTCAGGTGGTCGTCATCTCCTGGTATGTCAACCGTTAAATAATTGTTTTTTATAAATACTTTTATTGCCATTTTATTATTAATTTAAAAAAACCCGATATAAATTAATATATCGGGTTTTCAATGATACCGATATACGGTTATTTTTTCTTTTTTTGTGTAGGTGCTGACTTCTCAACTACCAATTCTAAACATTTCAATTCAACTAATTTCTTAGCGTTACCCATTGGAAAATCTGAATCTTTTACAGTATCGCCTTTTTTAAAAGTACGTCCTCCAAAACCACCTACATTATCACTTAATACCTTGTACATATCTATTTTTTTATAAAAAACCGTTGCATTTTATAACAACGGTTTCTTTATGTTTATGCTAATACTTGAATAGTATAAATTTTATCAATATCAACTGTCACAGGTAATGGTGCAGCTTTGATATGGATAGTATGTTTACCCTCTTTTCTGTCCTTAAATTCTTGAATTAAGTATCTACCTTTTTGAGGGATAGTTCCGTTATCTTCAATTAATTGTGGTACAGCTCCATAAGCTAAAACAAAATTTGTTTGTTCTGGCATTAAAATGAACTTCTTAGGGTCAATATAAGCCGTTGAAACGTTAGAATCATTGTCGTAGTATTCAGGGTAAGTAATTAATCTTACTGTGTTACTTCCTACTGTAATTTCACCATGTAAATAATGTCCAACTGCTAATCTTTGTGGAGTTCTTAACATATCTAAACTAATGTTTCTGATGTCGTTACGTTCTTTTACTTTTGTGTTGTTTAAAAATGCAGACATTGCCTCAGTTCCCATAATAGCATTAAACACGCCACCTTGAGCTTTACCTGTTTGTCTAATATATTTACAACCAGCCTCAAATACATCATAAGGACTTACAGCACCAATAGAAAAATCATTAGCCGCATTGTATGCAACAACTGACGCTGCTTTTCTTCCAAAGTTAATATCATCACCGTTTAACATTGTAACAATACCAGTTTCTAATGCTTGAGCACACATAATTTCAACAGCTCTTTCAATCTTGTTTTGTAACAACATTAACTGCTCTGCGTGTTCTTGTACCATTTCTAAAAAGAAAGTAGAATCACCTTTAGACAAAGATGTAATTACTTGGTCGTATAATTGGTATTCGTTAGCTGTTAAATACTCGTGAAAGTAAGCAGGTTTAAAAACCTTAACAGTAGAAGATGTAAAAACATTTCTATTTCCATCCGAATACTCATGAACTTGAGCAGCTACTTTTTCTAATCCTCTTCTAACCTCAGTTGATACATACCTAGTCATAGACTCTTTTGGTACGAAAAACGATTGTAAAAATGACGTTACTACAGTCATTTGTTTGTAAACGGCAATAGTTTTCTGAGTAGATAAACCCTGTGCCTGTACTATATTAATACTCATATCTTTTAAATTTTAAATTTTTAATTAATCGTTATCTGGAATAGTGTTCTCAACTGACGCTATCAACTTAATTCCTAAAGTTCCACCTGCTAATCTGTCATCTAATCTTAGACCATCTACTACAGTTGCTACTGTATCAGCTCCGTCAAAAACAACACCTGCTAAATCTACATCACCTGAAACGGCAATAGATAAGTTAGGCACTCCATTTGCTTGAATTGTAATATCCTCAGTTAAAATACCGTAAGGAACTTGTGAACCATCTGTAGCAGCTGACTTTAATTCTAATAAAAAACCAGTAGCAGAAACTCTACCCATTACTTGTCCTTTTACTAAAGTTTTAATTCCAGCCGTTGATTTGTAAGCGTGTGCTTCAAATGTGTTATTCCCAAGGAACATAATCTTTCTAACATACTGAAATGTAGATTGATTTCCTGTCACTACTGGGTTTGTGATTGTAGTACTCATATTTATTTATTTATTTTGTTAAACCTAATTCTGAATCAATTTTAGCTGAGATTTTTTCCAAATCAGTAAGTTCAGCCGTTACAACAGGTGCAGCAATAACTGGCGCTGCATTTTCAGCTGTTAAACTCTCTAAAGGGTTTAATTTGTTAGCTTCAATTTCAGCTACTATTTCAGCTCTCATTGTTTCCTTTTCTACTCTTTTTGCTTCAATCTCTAGCTTTTCAGCTTCTATTTCTGCATTTTTTTTGGCAAAACCCAAAGCTACAACGCTTGCATATACTTCTGGGTGTTCAGCCTTTAATTTCTCTTCTGTCATTTTTTCGACTTTTGGTTGTACTATTTGTTTGTTATCCAGTTTCAGCTTATAATTTGCCTCTACCTCGAACCTCTTTGAATCAATCTCCGCTGTAATTTCGGGAGTCAATTTATTAATATTTTTTATTAAACCTATTTTTTTAGCTTCGGCAGATGTTAACTTAACATCTATACGTGAATCCATTGAGAAAATTTCACTAATGGTAACGTCTTTCATTTCTTCAAACATTGCTACGTCAATTTTAGCAGTAAAAGAACTCATTAAACTATCGTTTATAGTTTTTAATCTCTCTTTAATTTCTCCCTTAAACAATGGCGATTTCTCAGCCTCTGCCGAATATGCTGCTCTATGAACTACAAACTCTGAAACGTCCAAAGCCTCTACATTGTCCACCATTGCTACAAAGAAAAAACCACTTGAATTGGCACGACCGTCAACTTTTAAAAGTTTTTCACCTTTAAACTCGTTGAATTTTGCAACCATACCATAAGTGGCTTGAGGATCTCCTCCGTTGGTATCCATTCTAACAACTAAAGAATCTGCCTCTACGTTGTTAACTGAGTTTATAAAAGCCTCAGCCGAATAAACATTAATACCACCGTAAATTAAAACCTCGTTATTCATATATAACAAAGCTAAATATTATAACAAATTATTATTTAATTGTACCGAGTTATTCGGTAAGTTTTTACTATATTTGTTATTATGAAAACTTTAAGAATTGACGCAACACCCAAGGATTTAATTGATAAAATTAAAATACTAGCAAAAGACAATGAGCAAACGGTGTCAGAATTTTTACGTCCAACTATTAAAGCAATAGCAGACGGCTGTAAACCTACTATGTATTCAGATGTACACTCAGAACTATCAATTACAGGAGTTTCAAGGGTTGCGACTGCTAAAATAGAGTTGAAGGCAAAAAAAATAGGCATAACAGTTAACCAACTGCTACGCCTAGAATTATATAATTTTATTGAAAATCAATCAGACTTTAATAAATCACTCTTCTTGTGACTCCCTCTCTGGTACTACTTCAACTACTTCAAAACCTTTATCTTTAGAATTTTCTAATTCTTTAGACGCTTGGTCTACATTTGATGCTGAATCCCCACCGTTTAGAACCTCAGTTGCACGTTCTAAAGTGGTCAAAGGTGTTAAATCAAATGCAGTACCTAGTTTTACTCTTTCAGCCTTAGCTTCTTTTAATGGGTCTATGTGTGGGAACATTGCACCTGTAAATCTATTGTTTAAATAAGCCTCAGTTATGTCAGTGTTTCCTTTCTCATAAGCGTCTAAATATCCAGGGGCGTTAATCTTTTCTTTTAATATTTCAGTATGTAACCAAAGTGCAAATATTGGTTCGTAAAATTGTATTTGAAATTGATTGCGTTCAACTTCCATTGTATGCTCCCAATCTTTTGTCGCTGTTCTTGAACTTGAAAAACTATCAGTATATAAACTCCATGCGATATTAGGTGGTATTCCTAAGTTTGCACAAACTATATTTGCGTTTGTTTCGTAAAACTCTTTGAATGTAATCTCTTGGTCAGAACTTACAGACGATATTTTAGAGCCTACAGGCATATTAAACGCTTGTTTTCCAGTTGTAGTTGCTACTGTATTAGCTAATATTTTACCTTGAGCGTCAATAGATTCAACTGATTGATCTGTGTCGTTACCAAAAGCAGCAGCCATTGAACCCTCTAACACATTTGAACCGTCCGAGAATTGACCATGTTCGATAAAGTAAGCTATCTTTTGACGTTCCTCAGCTCCACCAACCGCGGCCTCTTTGTATCTGTCAATTTTACTTAACGTTTCTAAAGATGTTGTAACAACTGGCAAACCACGCTCTGCACCTTTACGATATTTTGAACCATAAACTAAAAACGCCATTCGTAAACCTGTTACATCTGACCACGCTTTTATTCTTAAACTCGGCTGTCCTAATTCAGTTCTAATGTGGTATGCAATGTGTTTAC